AATAGCGTACGCTATTCTCAAAACTCCAAAGGACAAACAGCAGGATAATCAACGAAAACCATCTCTTAAACAAATAAGAGAATGGTTCAGAGATTCATCATCTGCTCAATAAGACCTTTTTACATGTCGGGGGGAGGGCTTCGGCCCTTCCTTTTTAAGGAGCGAAAATGGCTAAGAAAAAAATAGTGGTAGCCAAAGGGATAGAAGTATCTCGCGGCAAAGAAGAAAAAATGAGAAAGAAAAAGGGATCATCAAACGCAGGCAAATACAAGGACGTAAGCCCTAAGTCATTTGCAGGTGCTTCTGGTGGTGCCGCTAAATATTCATTCCCTATAAATACCATGGCACGCGCAAAGAATGCTCTTGCTAGAGCTCATTTCGCACCAAACCCAGCAGGGATAAAAGCAGCGGTATATAGAAAGTATCCCGCATTAAAGAAGAGAAAACAGCAACGTGAGCACGCCGTTATTGTATAGGAGTATTATGTTATTAAAGATAGCAATTATGGTACTAACTGTTGGTACCACTCTATTAGCAGATCATCAGGCGGGTTATAAGCATCTTTCATGCAAGGTAACGCCTTGCGAGCGCCCTTCAAGTAAGAGACCAAATCCTTGTATAAGAAATGCATCATCATCCAGCGATAACTGGTCAGGGTATGTTTGCGCAGTTGGTAGCCTAAGCAATCCAACACCACATACCGTAACCAAAGTATCAGGATCGTGGGTAGTTCCTTCTATTCAACCATCTTCAGGAAATACCAATTGCTCAATATGGGTTGGTATAGATGGTGCTGGTAGCCCAAGCGTAGAGCAACTTGGCACTGAACATGATTGGAATAATGGACAACAGGTTCATTACGCCTGGTATGAGATGTTCCCTGCCGGAAGCAATATGATAGAAGGGTTTCCTGTTAATGTTGGTGATAATATCAGCGCTTCAGTAACCTATGTATCATTGCCGGGAATATTGCCCGATGGCACGAGTTTATACATCATGATGATCACCAATGACACCAAGCGCGTCTATTCGGTAATACCCTGTTTCTCTACGGTAGTTCTGCAAAGACTTTGCGCTGAGTGGATTGTTGAAGCTCCATGGTTAAATTCTACTCTACCTTTATCTAACTTTGTAAATGCACAAATGTTCAATTGTTCAGCAGTGATCAATAACATTGCAGGTCCAATAGATAGTTCTTCTTGGCTATTCGAAAGTATGGATATGGTATCTACACAAGGCGTAGTAAAAGCTACAACTTCTGCGCTATCATCAGATGGAAAATCGTTTTCAGTTTCATGGAAACATAATTAAAAGGAACTAAGATGCATGACGGTTGTTCAAAGTGCGATAAACATAAAGAGCATATGAATGAACATAAAAAGAAACCTATGGCTAAACATAAAAAGAAACCTTCAAAAGGCAAAGCGAAGGTTGAAAAAGTTATGCATGAGTATAAAGAGGGTAAGCTACATAGCGGTTCAAAAAATGGTCCAAAGGTAAGCAACCCTAAACAGGCGATAGCAATCGCGCTATCTGAGTCTAGAAAACGCAAGAAAAAATAGTGCTTTCTCCTTTTCGATGATCCCCTGGTTGGTACTATCCGCTGACCAGGGGTTTTATTTTGAAAGTTAAATCCCTCAGGAGAGAGCTAGTCCGCCTGAGGGTAGGATTGTATCAAGGAGTCACCGATGATACATTTTTCATGATTGACCCAATATAGCGCGATATATGATTCAGTGCTAGTTTCTGGAGAATTATTCTATATGTCAAAAGATCAATTACATTGATTACTTGACAACATAATTTATTTCCATAAAGTGAAATATGGAAGTTAGAGCTAGGAACTGTCCAAGAGTTAATTCATGCAAGTCGACACATGGCACGTCTATGCATTTCTATGCCCTTTTTTCCAGTAAGTAACTGTATTAACAACCAACTATTTGGAGATACCTATGTCGAAGAACATAGCGTTAATTGCCCTTCTGTTGCCTTTTTCTGGCCAAGCAATAACAAAAGAAGAGCGTATCGATGAGATGAATAGAGAAGCTAAAGTTCATATATGGAATGGCCTCCATGATCTCATATATGTGATTTGTACTTATAAAATATTAGATCTTTCCCAGCTTCCTGAAGAAAAACGCGCGTGGTTTCTCAAGCAGATGGAAGATCTAAGAATGAAGATCAAAGAATTAGATAAAGAATATTTAGAACTCGAGGCACAACCATAATGAAACGAATATTAACTTTAGTTATGATTCCTTCTCTGTTATTGGCAGGAGGCGATGATGATGGCTTCTTTATGGGAAAAAAAGGGGTTAGGGCTGCTAAGGACCTTGTTGATCACACAATAAAACAAGTTCCTAAAGTAGCAGGAGATGCCGGTAGCGAATTCGGAAAGAAGGCCGTACAGAGCGCTAAGGAAGAGATAGGCAATCAAGCTTATAAGGGAAGAGAGTTTCTTCTTGCAGGAGGTGCTGCGCTATTAGCCACTCCCCTTGCTAAGTTTATCATCGTAGGAGGTCTTGGGCTTATGGCCACTGGTGCCACTGTTAAAGCAACACAAGACTACAAGGTGAAAGGATTTAAGCGTTGTATGAACCGACACTTTACCGGTGCTCTAAATGACCGCGGTTTCCCCCAAGAATGTGAAGAACGAGAAGTTAACTGCCAATGGTGGGACCAAGATCAAACCACGAGCGCAATAGAACATTTCCGCACCCAAAAGCGCTTATCGCAAAAGATAACTCAATAATCGAAAGAACATCATGTTAAGAAAACTAACTATTACCTTACTTTGTGTATCGCTAGCATCACAACTAATAGAAGCTAAACCAGGACCAGTAGCAGGAGCAGTCGCTTATTGGGCAACCAAGACACTCTGTTATGGCACCGCAGCAGCAGCAACAAGTGCTATTATAGTAGGTACAGGAGGCTTGGCAGGAGCGGCAAGTACTGGATTCGCAGCGGCCACGGTGGCCTCTGGGGGAGCTACCGCAGCTGTTGGTGTAGCAGGAGCAACCATTGCAGGAGCTGGCTTAGCTTCTGAAGCAGCCGTAGCTACTGTAGCAGTAGCTCAAGCAACTGGTGGATTAACTGCAATAGGAAGCACCATAGCAGCAGTAGAAACAGCATCTACGACTATGGGTACTATATTCACGCTAATCCCTTGGTTGCCGTAACATGCAAAAAGTATACATAAATGCTGTTATTACATGTGTAGTATGGTTTTTATACTTCTACATTATTCAGCTATGGATACCTTTGAAGCCTTTTGTTATGAGTGCATCTGTAGCCTTATATCTAATAGCTAAAGAGCTAAAAAATAGATGGTGGGTTAAGTAGAAGCACATTGCTTACATAATGGGAGTACTTGTGTATCTTTCTAGGGATACTTAGGTGCTCCCATTTCTATTGATCTCGACACTGCTTGTATTTTTGTGCTATATGTACACTATTACCTGAACCAGGGGAGTAGTGTGAACAAAAGTAAGAAGCTGGCAGGCCAGGTTATCTTAGAGCATGATAATCTACGCTTAGACCTTGAAGATGATATTATAGAATACCGTCGAAAAATGGAGCCTGAGGTAATGCAGGCAATCCAAAATACTGCTCTAAAATCGCGCAATCACCCCTATTATGCGGGTAAAGATTTTTACATAGTTTTGCTTCTCAGTGGAGAACGGGTGCTTTTGCAGCCAAAAATAAATGTTTGGGCGCGCAAATCATGTCCAACCCCTGTCTATAAACAGGCAGTATGGAAATATAAGACCTTTTCAGGGACTTTAGAGTTCCTTTGGAATATACCAAGTCCTATTTTGTACTATTACATCCTAAGAAACAAACAAAAATGCCTGACTGATAAAGAAACAGCAGACCTAGCAAAGTACGTCATCCTTATGGAGAATGGATCCCTACTTGAGTGGGTTAAAAAAGAGAATGGCGAGAAAATAGATGCCGTTATAAAGATAAGTAATGAGGAGAATGCATGTCTGATGAGTTAAATAAGGTACTAGCAGATAATACCTTTCCCCAAGATTCAGCGCCTTCACAGCCTTCCCAACAAGAAGTAGAAGCACAAAGAGAGGCGCAAAAAGAGGCAAGCCATAGAGTATTAAGGGAAAGAGCTGAGAATGCCGAACGTAGAGCTCAAGAGCTTGAGCGTATGGTACAAATGAACATGTCTCAACAGCAGCCAACTAAGATGCAGCTTTCTGATGATGAAGATGATTTCAATCTAGGCGATGATAGCTATGTTGAGGGAAAAGATCTTAAGAAGTATGTAAAAACACTCAAACAAGAGATCAAGAACACTAAAAAACAGTTCGAAGAATATCACCAACAGAATGCTTTAACACAAGCAGAGCTTCGTCTTAGGGCAAAATACAGCGACTTTGATAATGTAGTAACTAAAGAAAACCTAGAAAAGTTAGCTACTCATAAGCCATCTCTCTATAAAGCTATCTATGCTAGTGCTGATATCTATGACAGAGGCGATATTGGATACGAATTGATTAAATCAAGCGGAATACTTCAAAGCCAATATCCTGAAATAGATAAGAAGCTTGAAGATAACAGAAACAAGCCGAGATCTTCCGCCAATGTATCACCACAATCTAGCGATACGCCATTATCTCGTGTTGGTGATTATGATAGACGTATTCTTTCTGAAGATCGTAAAGAACAGCTACGACGCCAGGTAGAACAAGCAAAGATGTATAAATCGTGATAGAATAAAAACGTATGTATAGCATACATTACCTTTCTAGGGGCTGAGTAGAAGTCGATCGCTACTCGGTCCCTTTTTTAATTCTTGCATTCCACATAAATCTTTTTCTATAATGTGGTCAGCGTTACGTGACCTCGCTACTCACAGGCGTTACGTGAATTCGCCATTCACTCAATTCGGCGTTACGGAAGCTCGCCACTTTCATACATAGCCCATAAGGTGATTTTGCAACGGCCATTGCAAGATTGGCATAAGGGCAAAATACAATCTTTTTTACCTATGTACGTCTGCAATTAAGGAGTGTGTGTATGATAACTACACCTACAACTCTTCCGGCGCCTGTCCAACAGACTTTTGATGACGTGCTTTTATCGGTGAGAACACCGAACCTAATCATGAAATTAGGTGCACTTGCAAAACGTTTGCCGGCTAAGGGCGGAAGAACTTTAAGAATGGCGCGCTACGATAGATTGCCAACTGCTCCAGTCCCACTTGGGCCCAGCGGCGCAACTCCTCCAGCAACGCCATTAAATCGTGTTGACATCGATGCAACCATGTCATTTTATGGCTTGTATGTAGCGATAAACCAACAGGTTACCCTTGGTTTGAGGGGTATTAAAACCGAAGATAATTACTGGGAAAGCCTAAGGACTTTCGTCTATGGTAACCCGAGGCAAGTATCCTCTTTGTGTATATGAATGGACTCTGATATGAAGGCTACGCATTTCTTCCATAAGTTGTTGACGGATAACCAGGACTTCCTGGGACAATGGGGCAATCCCTTGTCTTCCCTTTTCGACTGTTGGAATAAATGTTGCGCGAATCTTGATCATGATCTCTGCTTGTCGTTTCTTGATTATCAAATACGGCATAATGAGTTCACAAATATCGCGACACCTATCGCCGCTCGTATTCCAGTTAAAGACTGGTTTACGAGAAGTTTTGGGAGTTTGCTTGGGCGTGTATGCTCTCTTGCTTCCGCCGAAAGTAGCGCAAAGCCAATCTATCAGGCCCTGATCTGTATTAGTAACTTCAATTTTAGTTTGATAATACGGGACATTAGTCTTGGGGTTAGAACTAAAATTGCCAATATATATCGAGCCTTCACCATCTATAATTCCTGCAAGATAAGCCAATTCGGCAACTGTATGAGTTCTCTTGGTGTATGGATATTTATTCACAGAATATTCCTAGTTTTGGTATGTATAGTTACTATTCAGAATAACACAATGGACGCACAGCCGCAACGACTAAACTCTTTGGCCCGTAGCAATACGGGATGCTATAGTCTGAACCCTTTCGAAAGACTGGGAGTAGGGAATAACAAGACCTACCGCCAATTTAACAATTGGTCACAAAAGTAACAGAAATAGAATTTAAATATTCTATTAGTCAAAACCAGGATCCAGTCCTAAATGAGACTGCAGAGCTATTAGGGCTCAGTCTTCGTATGACCGAAGACCAATTGACGAGAGATATGTTAGCCTCTACGGCTTCTATCTACAATTGTACCGGTGGTTCTAATGGAGACTTGCCGACCAATTTATCTTTGTCAGATATTGATGAAGTCACCTCTACATTGTTAACAAACGATGCATGGATGATTTTGGATACTATCGGCGGTGAAGACAAATTCGGAACAGGACCTGTACGTGATGCTTATCTAGCACTTGGACATACCAAATTGTCAAAAGACTTGAATAACATCAACGGCTTCATATCTAAGTGGAACTATCCGAATGACAATCGGGTTCTTCGCTCAGAATGGGGGAACGTGAATAATGTAAGATTTATGCTTAGTAGCGTGGCGAGCGTGTCTCCAAATGCATCAGGATTGGGCAATGACGTGTATAACGTCTTTGTTCAAGGAATGGAAGCTTTGGCCGTCGTCGAACAAGATAACTATAGCGCACGTTTTCTCTATCGTCCTCCGGTGTTCTCTGATCCATTATTTCAGAATGTAACAATTGGCTACGTTTTCGCCGAAGTTCCTCGCATATTGAATGATTTATGGATCACTAACATGCGTTGTACGCTACTTTAAGGAGAATACGATGTCTGTTGTTTTTTCAGGAACTAATCAAGGTCGTTTTGTAGCGAACGGCAAGAATGTCTTCATACCACTTCCAGCAGGTGCTGATTACATTAAGGTCTTAAATGAGACCCAAGCGTACTTAGCTCCAGTGGTTGTTGGTATTACCAGCGCTACAGGTGGCTTTTCTGGAACCTTTAAAGGACCAATTATTGGTCAAGGGTTCTATGTAGGCAACCAAATCTACTCTATTACCGGTGCTACAGGAGCACTCACCACCACAGGTTCTGGCGCAGGTACGTTTAACGTATCAACTGGCGCTTTAACCTTTACCGGTGCAGAAAACTCATCTCTTATTTACTTTATTCAAGCTCCAAGCGCTGGCAATGTTGGCGTTGAGTTTGAATGGTATTTGGGTGATGCAGCTGGTCGTGGAACCGTAGAATATATTAATATGGCAACCTCAGGCGCGCTTAACATCATGCAAATCGCTCCTGCTTCAGGTTTCTACTTTATTAATACCACTAATAGCCAACCCGGTCCGCTTAACAATGGATCTACTGGTATTAGTGCAATATCTACTGCAACGCCTCCCGTAGTTACTGTTGGTTCAACGGCAGGTATGTTTAGCGGACAAACCGTTCAGCTTTACAGCATTGTCGGCGCACCTCAATTAAATGGATTACAGTTCTCTATTACAGTACTTAGTCCAACTACGTTTGCACTTACTAATGGTCCTACATTAGCAGTAGCTGCTACCGGTGGCTCATTTAGAGTTATCCCGTATCAACCATTGTTTGTAGCTCCTATAGTTCCAGGCGTAACAAGCCTACTCACGCTACAAGATCCTTATTGGTATCCTACCTACCGTGTTATCACTAATATATCTCAAGCGTCTCAGGCTATTATTACCCTCGCAGTAACACATACCTATACCGTAGGACAATCAGTCACCTTGCATGTACCTGAAGTGAATGCTACCGCATTTGGTATGCCATCACTTGATGGATTGCAAGATGTGGTCATTGTTGCGATTAACCAAGCTGACGTTAATGGTTATACCAATACAATAACGGTGAACTTGGACACAACTGGCATTGGGCCGTTTGCGTTCCCACTTGCGTCTGCACCTGCGTTTACTCCTGCTATTGTTGTACCTATCGGGGAAAACACTGCAGAAGCTCTAAATACAGGTAATAACATCCTTGCTGATGCTACCGTAAACCAATCTGCTTTCGGATTGTTGCTTGTTGCTGGAGCCCTATCTCCTGCTGGACAAAGCGGCGACGTAATCGAATGGGTTGCTGGTAAATCATTCAATGGTGCTTAATTAAGTTAGCCGGGAAGGGTGGGAAACTGCTCTTTCCGGTCAGTAGTAAGTAATAGAAGGAAAATTATGAATAAACCAGAAATCAAACCGGCTACCGTTGCTCAAGCACGATCTCAATGTACAAAGATCTCTAAATCTGAATTCGCTAAACAGATTCAAAGAATGAAAGATCGAGACGCTGAGATGGTGACCGGTATCTTTAAGAATTTAGAGAACCCTGCTTCCAATGGTGGCAGAGGTGCAGTTGTTTTTAGCTATAAATTCTATCCAGGTGATGAGAATGTTATCTATGAGCTCTGTGATGGGGAAAGATACAGAATCCCTCGTGGCGTGGCTCGTCATTTGAATAACAACTGTTACTACAAAGAATACCAACATCTTCAAGGTGAATTTGGACAACAGGGTATTCGTAGTGCTACTAATCCTGATGGAAGATTGCAAACCAACTCATTACAGCAAGCACGTAAAGTACATCGCTATGCCTTCCATTCACTTGAATATATGGATG